GCCAGAGTTGCATATGCGGCCCGTCCGCGTGCATCCACCTGTTCGTAAGCTCGTCGAAGAGGTCTTCCTTCGAGTGTTGACCAAAAGAGCCCCGAAGGGCATCCTCAATCAGGTCCTCGATATACGACCAGAGCCCAGGGATATCGCTCGACTGATATCCCGTAACCGTTAGCTCACTACGGCCCTGTCCGTCACTCGGCGCCAGTTTGTTCCGTCGCTCCATGCTGGAACCTCCCCTCCGCTCTCATCGAGCACGACGACCATGACACCTCGCGAACGATCCGCTGCTGGAAGCCGCGCGAGAGTTACCCTTGGAAGCGCGATGAGCCCCTGATCCTGCTTCGCTAACGAAGCGACGAGCGCTCGTGCCCATCCGAGCGAGTTCCACATCCAACCCGCTCGGTCAGCGCCCGCGTAGAAATCTGGCTGCGGGACTTCCATCAGAGGTAACTCACATACTTGAGAAGCTCGCTATCGCGAAGGAGCCAGCCAGCGATGTTCGCGAGCTGAGCAGGGTGCTTGCGGATAACCCTTCTCCGCTTCGCGAGCCGCAGCCCCGCTACCTCAAGAACCATCGAATGCGGCTCGAACCCCTTAATCGCGGAGAGCGTCTTCGGCCCGAGAAGCCCATCGACCTTCAGGCCTCCTATTGCCTCCTGAAGCCACTCGATACCTTCCCAACCTCCCGAAACGTCCCCGCCTCCGAACTGCACGCACGAGTCAAAGAGGAACATTGCCAGGGCACGGCTCTCGATTAGGTCCAGCTTCGGCTTCAGGACGAAATCGCGCCGGTAAATCTCCGTCGCTTCGTCCACCTCGAGGTTCTGAACTTCTTCTGGCGTCGCGGCTCGTGAAAGCTCTCGAGCCCGTCCTAGCGTCGCCGCTGTGATGCCGTACTTCGTCGGGCCGCCGAGGTCATTCGGGTTGTTCCCGTTGTACCCGCCCTCGATCTTGACGAGCCACGCTATGTCCGAAAGCGTCAGCATCATTGACCTGCTCCCTTCAAGCCGAGCACCGTCGCGTAGATCTGCCAGACCCTCGTATCGAGCGACTGCACTACGACGCGCAAACTGTCGATCTTCTCGTTCGTAACCCTCTGCGCTTCCTTCCGAGCTTCGATCTCTGCCGTCAACGTAGCGCGCTGTTCCCACGCAAAGCCAAGCCCTCCGATAAGCACGGAGATCGCTACTACGACGTGGCCTACGTTAATCGTAGGATCGAATTTCGGCAGCGGAGGCATTCAGTAGTATTCAAACCTGACGGCGCCATTGCCGCCAGTCCCGCCAGTTCCATTTTGCGAGCCGCCTCCACCACCGCCCCAGGCTCCACCCGTGCCTCCATTGGCCGTAGTTGTAGTCGCAACATTGCCTCCGTCCGTTCCAGTCGGATCATTGATAGCTGATCCCGTGGTAATCGCGCTAACGCTAGCACTGCCAGCCACCATGCCGCCTCTACCTCGAAATCCGCCGCCGCCAGCGCCAGCATTGCCAGCGCCTGACGAGCCTCCCGCACCGCCACCCGGTACGGAGCCCGATCCGCTGGCACCGTTAGCGCCCGCACCTCCAGCCGATTGATCGTTGCCGCAGCCTCCACCGCCACCGCCCTCGTTGCCGCTACCGTTGCCTCCCGCGCCACCGGCTCGACGGAGAACCAAGGATGAGCCCCCGGAACCGCCGGTTCCTCCGGCTCCGCCGGTGCTGCCGGACCCGGCAGACCCTCCGTTCGCGGTAACGGTGCCTGTGGTTGGGAGTACCGCAGTCGTATTGCCTCCGGCATTGCCCGGCGTTCCTCCAGAGCCGACCGAGCCCGTGATAGCCTGACCAACCCACGAAGAATTGGCGACAAGGCTCAGAACCTCACGCACATACTCTCCAGCTCCACCACCGGCACCGTTGGCTGCGGAGGTGACGCCTCCACCGCCCGCTGCGATGATGCGGACGATGAGGACGGTATAGCCGGAGAGAATTGTGTGAGAGTAGGCGCCGGTCGCCGTGACATCGACAACTGTGCCTAGTGTAGTCGATCCGCTCACACTACTCACCTTTGCCGGAGCTGGAACTCTCATAGCAGCCTCACGTATCGTTTCTGGCGTTGATGGTGAAGTTGATCTCGACGTGCGTCATGTTGTAGTGGCCGGACAGCGTATCCGTACCCGAGCCCGCCACGCGGTACAGATCGAGGCAGATCCACTTCTCACCTGCCGGACTATTCGCGATAGTGATCGCAGCTGACGCCGCGCTTCTCTTCGGCGCCGTCGTAGAGCAGCTACTCGTCAGCGCGCTCTGTGCCGTCCCGAAGTCTCCACCATCGTATGCGTCACCGCTCGCGAACGCACGGCCCTTGAGGTTCAGCAGCGCATCGCCCGAGCCACTCGCTGCGAAGCCCCAATGACGGAAGGTGATCGTACCACCGTCCCAAGACTTCGGCATGAGGATGTTAAGCTGAGCGTGAGTCGTGCCGCTGGACGAGAACTGTATGTACGGAACGTTGATCTTGTAGGTTGCGCCTTCCGTTCTACTTGCGCTCGCGCCGGCCGTTGTCGTCGGGTCCCACGCTCCTGCCCCGTAGCAGAACGTCTGAATGCCCTGGCCGAGGCTCTTCGCCGCCCCGAGGAAAATCTGGTAGTTCGTCCCGTCCGAGTAGATCAAGACGCCTTGATCCGTGCCGACCGCAAACGATGAGGCGCCGTTGATCGTGCTCGTCGTCGGCGTAATCGTCAGGAGTCCCGCGCCCTTGTTCTGCACCCAACAGTACCAGTTCGCAGGGCAGACCGTTGAGGAAATCGCCGGCAGCGTCGCAGCGATAGCGCTCGCATTCGAGAACGTGAGGAACTGCCCATAGTCCGCGTTCAGGATCGACTCGCTCGTGCCCGTTCTCGCGTCCACGTCGCCGTAGAGGCGCATACCGCCGAGTGCCGCTGCACCGACGTTCATATAACCAATCGTGATCCACGTCGTCGTGGCGAGGACGTAACGCTTCAGCAGCGTCGGCGTGGCGCTGTTGTCGAGCCAGAGCTGCCCGTCGTATGGCGTCGCTGGTGCGGACGCTCCGACGTTCGTGCTCGCTAGCGCTTGAAGCGCAGAGTTCAGATCGCTCCGAAAGTTCGGAAAGGTCTGATTGGCAATATCCATATCATGCTGTGACATTTAGACCCCTCCAGGTTGAACGAACAGACAAACGTAAGCTTTCTTCCTCTCGTCCCAACAGCCCCAAGGCTGCCAGTCCCGAGACCGATAAAGACCAGGCTGGCCTTCCGTGAAGACTTGCCCGGTGCTCAGCACGAGCCATCCCTGCGCCGTTTCTCTAACTGCCTCGTGCGGTAGCGGCTTGCAATGCTCCTTGCCGCAGCAATGCAGTCCGTCAGCGCTCTTGTAAAACTGGTTGTTCTGTATCCAGTCATGGTCCTGTACGAGCAGGATCGCTAGCGCAAGCACGTTTATCATATCGTGCCTCCGTCGCGAGTCCCGAAGATTTTGAAGCCCGTTAACGTCCACCTATCGTTCGCGTTCGAGGACGTATAGCGAAGCGAGATGAACACGCCAGACACGCGCGCATATGCGCGATGCTGCTCGTCCACGACCGTCTCCGCCGTCGTCCAAGTGATCGCATCCGCGAGCGTTTTCTGCCAGCCGATCTCAATCGTCGGCCCGTTCCCTTCCTCGATGTTGATCTCGCTCTCGACGTAATCGACGTACTTCCACTGAGTCCGAATGCCACAGTCAAGCGGCTTCGTCTGTAAGACTCGCGAGACGCTAGAGCCGCGAAGCGAAGCGCCATACTGCGCGTAGAGCACCGCACCAGCATTCGAGCCAAGCAACGGATACTGGAAGGTATCCTTCGGGAAGGACGAGTAGTACGCCGAGGGGCCACGGCTAATCGAGTTGGTAGCGTAGTTGTAGACGATCTCGCCGTTGTTGTCCACGCTACCGACGAGCGGCACCGACCAGCGAATTTGCTTAACGTCGATGGCGTGGAACCCTGTGATCTTCGCTCGTTGATCCCAGTTGATGTTCTGTTCGAGCCATGTCCCAAACGCAGGATAATCGACCCACGAGACTGAGAAACCGTCAGTTTTGAAAATGCCCTGCTTCAGGAGCCCATAGTGGACGCCGTTCGCATCCACGATAGACGCCTTGCTCACCGCGCCGCAGCCCGAGACCGGAGGCCCATCCGTGCCAAAGATGAAAGCGTTAGGCCGATAGACGAGGCGGATAAGCTGGTTCTCCGAGTAGATCGCGAGGAAGTTCGCCAGGGGCGCAGCGGCAACAGGGTCCGATACGAGATCCCTAAGTAAGAGGTTGCCTGCCGTATTGCCTGCTGCTGGCGTCCACGTTGTCACGCTATCGTCCGAGCACCACTCAATGAGCTTCTTCCCGTTGCTCGTGTTGATCGCGATTACATAAGGTCCGTACTTCGCGAGTAGCTCCGCGTAGGTAAACGTTGTACCGCCGAGGTCCACCCACGTTCCAGCGGTCCTAATCTTCGCCGCCTCGATCCCGTTGCTCGCGATGATCCAGTCCCCGACCGTTATCATGCTCCACTTAGTCGCGCGAGTGGTTCCGGCCGAGTCCTTCACGCCGGTAAATGTCGTCGAGGACGTATCGACCGTAGAGCCGTCGAAACCGTAGAGCTTGTCCCGCGTGCCGAAGACGACGAGCTTCGTCCCGGTGCTGCGGATGACGGACGTCACTCCGACGACTTCCTTGTTGCTCGGCGGGACGATAGGCGCAGCGCCACTAAGCTCGTCGAAGAGTCCACTTGCCGAGTCGAAGTTTCCCGAGGCGCTATCGAAGAGGAACACGTCGTAGTCGAGCAGAGTGTTGCCCTTGCACGTCGCAGCACCGAAGCCGCCGAAGTCCATCGCCGTCGCGCTCTTCCAAAGCGGCACCGCGAGGTCCGATAGGCCGGGGAACAAGCCCGAGCCTACGAGCTTCAAATCAGCCTCGAAGATGGGAGTATCGAGCGTCACGGATCGAGGTCCGCGAACGGAGCAGGAGCGACCGGATCGTTATCCACGAATGTGCCCTGAGTGCCGAAGACAAGCTCGTGAGATTGAACAGCGCTACCCGAGAAGGTGAGGTTGAGGTTGCTCGTGCGCGGAGTAGGGGCGGCGGTTACGCCGCTCGTAGCGCTTGTCATGGCGAGGTTTAGCAGCGCGGCTGCTGCGGGCATCCAAGCCTGAACGCTCGCTGCCTCGGCCGACATAGCGCAATTGAGTGAGCCTTGCGGCAGAAACGGATCGTCGAAATTCCCCGAGGCGGAGTCGAAGTCCCCACTCCGCGAGTCGAAGAGGCTTTCGACGATATACGTCACGAGGGAACCAGCGTAAGTTGAACCTCAAGCTGCCAACTCTGCGCCGAGGTCTTCGTCCCGAGGGACTCCACAACCCGCGCTAGCATCGTGCCAGAGGACGAAGCGTTGAACACGCCCCACTCCTGCCACGCATAGTTGGCTGAGCTGGTGCCGAACGTAGCGCGCCACGTTATGGTTCGAGTGGATCTCGTCGGGTACGACGAGTCCATTCCCTGGCGCGCCTTGTTGCTCGCCGCCTGGAGGTCCGTCTGCGCGACCGCGAATGCGGTGTTGGAGTCTCCGACGCCAAGATAGGCGTTCGCGGCGTTGAAGACGGTGACGGACTCGCCGAGAATTGCCTGCGCGACGAACGTACCGCCCGCATTAGTCATGCCCATGAGCGTGTCCTTTCTTCGGGAGGTCTGCGAAGAGCGCCTTCACCTCGTCCGCGGTAAGCTCGCTGACGGTCTCGACCGTTTCCTTCGCCTTCATGCCTTCCTTATACTCGCCGTCGAACTTGCGAAGGGTCGTCTTGATCCAAAGCTTTTGCTCCACATCACCAGGTTTGGCCATATTTCATCGCCTCCGAGCGGTTGTCCTGCCGAGCCTCTTCGTCCGCTTGCAGCAAGGTCTTTAGCTGCTCGCCGCGCAGTTCCTTGTAGAACTGCAAAATCTCTCTGTTCCTCATCCACGGCGCCATATGGATCATGGTCTCGCAGAGAAGGAGCCCATTGGCGCGCGTGATAAGCCAATGGTTATCGCTCGCACCAAGCGATGCGATATCCGAGTATTTGTTAAACAGCATCTCGCCATCGTATTCCTCATCTGGTTCGCGGTCGAACCAGAGGTACGACTCCCCATCGAGCCAATAATGATCTGGCCGCCCCCCGTCGAAATACTTCGAGTCCTGCGGGTCAATCTGCGTAAGAAAATGGAAGTTCGTCTCGTCGGTCGAGTCGTCCTCCTCGACGATACGAACGAATATGATGCTCTTGCAGAAGCCAGAGCCAGGGAAGCTAAGCGCACGCGGCTCAGCGAGCGCCGGGTCAAGCTGGAACGTTACGAACCGTTCCATATACTTGAGATTGTTGTTCTGCTCGATGAACTCGACGGCGTGCTGAACGGCGTAAGGAATCGTCGAGTCAAGACTAGTGCCTCGATTGATTACATTCGAGACCATAGCTTTGAATTGCGTATAGGTCTGTGCCATACGTTGGACCGTTCAATATATGGCGGGGTGCTCGCTTTCTACCAGCACCCCGCCACAAGTTTCACCGCCCCTCAAAGATGCGGAACGAACACGCCGAGCAGCGTGATGGTTCCGGTCGAGCACGTCGTACCCGTGCCGAACGAGACGCGAGTATTTGCAGCGATGCTGATACCCGTGTTCGTGGACGAGTCGTAGCCGGTCACGTCCGCCATGAAGTCGAACGTAGTGCTGATCGTAGTGCCGGCTGTGATCGCGCGGCTCAGATACGCCGTTGCCGAGGTATCATTGCCGAACTTGATCGTACCGTCGAGGCCCGTTCCGACCGTGATGCTGAGGATGCCGCGAAGGCCCACGAGAATGGTCTTGAACGGGAACAGCACCGGCGCGATGAGCGTCTGGTTGCCGGAGGCCATGTTGACGCCACCGCTACTCACGAAGATCGGAGGCCGATCCGCGCGCAGAGCGATGGTTGTACCGCCGACCTTGACGGAGCCGGTTGCGAAGCCGGGAATGCCGACGTGCGCTCCATCGGCGCCGATGGCAGAGGCAACGCCTTCTTCGAGCTTGCTCATGTTAGTCCGCCTTTCCTTCGACGAGGCCCTTGATGAGGAAGTGCGCCGTCGGATGGTGGATTTCCAATCCGGCTTCCGTTAGATAGCCGGATTTCATCCCGTCGAGGCCATTGGCCTGTAGCGAGGCCTCGTACTTCGTATCGTCGAGCGGACGATACACCAGCTCCGCCGTGTCCACGACGAGCATCCACGACGTCATGCCGTAGTAGGCCGTGCCGCCGGTGGTCGAGCCCGTCACCTGGTTGAACAGAGGATGCGTCTTCAGGATGAGGTCGCCGAACGGGCAGGTGAGCCTGTTGACGTTCATCCCGAACTCCTTCAGCCCAACCTGGATGTTGAGATGGGAGTTCTTGCGCACCGCCTGCTGGATCGTCAGCGCCGCGAGATTGCCGAGGAAGGCGACCTTCTCGCTGCTGCCGTAGCGGAACATGCGTTCCAGCCAGCCCTCAAGAACGAGCATCGAGACGGTCGCGCCTGCCTGATCGACGATGTTGCCCGAGTCGATGTTCGTGATGATGCCGCCCGTAGTGCGGATCGGGTTGCCCTCGTAGGTGGTCTCTTTCTTCTCGCCGAGGATGAACGCGCGTTCCATCTCGATCGAGTGGTACTCGAGACATTCCCGCTTGGCCTCCTTCACCGCGTCGCCCGTCCGCAGCCTTGTCCGCTGCGCGGTACGCGTGATCTCGAGCGTGTTGCGGAAAATCTGCGTGTAGTTGGTGAGCTTCGTCGGGTCGTAGTTGATGCCGGTCGGCGCGTCCGAGCCTTCCTTGTGCGCCGAGCCGATCACCTGAAGGTTGGGGTTCGCGCCGGCAGAGGCATAGGCGATGGCCGCTGCCGAGGTCGTACCGAATGCTCTGCTGACGTTGATGCTCGTGTCCGTCGATGGATCGGCCGTGACGAGCACGACTTCACCAGTGTTCTCCATTCGGAGCGTATGCCCCTTCTTGAGCGCCAGCGCGCCGCTGCTCACAGACAGCGTGGTGTCCGCCGCCGCCACGTTCGCGCTCAGAGCGAGCCGCTGCGAAGCGAGCGACTTCGTCCACCAGTTGAACTCTGGATCGTCGGTCGCCTTGGTCTTCATGAGCGACGTTAGCGCCGTGAGTGGCGCCTTGCCGTTCGGGTAGAGAAGGAGGATCGTTTCGCGCCAATTCTTCGGGCGCTGATCCGTGACGAAGTTGGTGGTATCGCGTAGGCCCTGAATGGCCATTGGTTTGGTTCCCTCAGTTCTTCAGCATGTCCAGCATTTGCTGCTCATCACTCGGCAGCGCGACCGGAGCAGGACGAACGCCAGGAGCGGGCATGATCGGCGCATTAGGAGCCGGCATCTGAGGCACCGGGGACCTAAACTGCGCGATGAAGGCATTCACGCGAAGCGCCAACTCGTCACGAAGCTCCGGGGACCAACGCGAAGCCTTCCTCTCCTGTGCTAGCTGCCCGGCCAGTTCTCGAATGATTGGGTGCAGCGCAGGAACGTCATGCTCCTTGTATTTCCCGAAGTAATCCGTGCGAACATCGTGCGCGACCTGCCGCTGCTCGAGCACGCCTCGGACGTAGTTCTGCATGACAGTCATAAACTCTTGCCGAAGCTGAGTCACGACTGTACGATGCAGCGCCCGATGCGAGCCTTGCAGAAGCACCTGAATGCCCTGCTTACGCTCCGCCGGAACTTCAGAGCCTATCGCGGCCATGATCTGATCCGGCACGTTGAACTCATACGATGGCACGTCGTCCTGCTGCGGAACGCCTCTACCGTTCTGAGCGCCCGCAGGAGGTTGAGCCAGCGCATCGGCAACGGCGCGCAGAGCATCGCTGTTCTGCTCGACGAGTGCCGCTAACGCTGGATCGGTGGGTGTCGGACTTCTGGCACCTGCCGGCGGAGGCGTTCCCTGGGCCGGAGCCGGAGTCTCACTACCAGGGGCCGGACTAGCCGGCGCTGCTGGCGTAGCGCTCGCGGGCGGTTCCACGGGGCCGAATGGGTCGTAGTCGAGTATCTGACTCGGAGTAGGGGCGGCGGCTGGCGAGGGGGAGGAGCCCGAAGGACCCCCTGGGCCAGCCGCCGGCGGAGCAGCACTCGACGGCGCGGGAGGCGCGGCTGAAGGCGCTGCTGGCGCGGGTGTTGCGATCTGAGTGCTCATCTTCCGGGCTCCTTAGCTAAATTCCAAAAGTTATCGAGTGCTGAAATATTCGCCTTGACTTGCTGCTGCGCGTCAATAGCGCGCTGAAGGCCCTCCGGCGTCCGCAAGTCGAGGTGTAGCACGGCGCGCGTCCGAGCCTCACTATCGTTGACGAGGATCGCGCAGGCACGAATGAAGACCGGGGCATGAATGAGCCCAAGCAGCGCATCACGCTCGTCGTCGCTAAGTCGCGCCGTGCTCGCAGCGGAAATCTTGGCGTCCCACTTTTCGTAGGTCCGCTCAAGGTCTTCCTTATTCGGAGCTTCGCCGGTCATTGCGGAATTGTCGCTGGCATTCGCGGCTTTGTCAAGGGCACTAATCGGCCCTTTTCCGCTGCCTCGCCGACCTGTTCATTGGGCTGCATATTCACTCGGCCCATTGCTGGCATCATCGGAGGCGGTGGCGCCCCGTCGAGGTTCATCTTGAACTGCTGAATGTTCCGCGCTCCGCCGAGTTCCGCCAGATACTCGAAAATCTTGATCGGATTGTAGCTCTGCGCGAGCAGCGGGTCCTTCGTGACCGCGATCCAGATCTCCTTCCAGACATCCAGCAGCGCTACGCGGTCAAGCGGCAGAGTCCCATCGTTAATCGGATAGTTGAAATCACCGGAGAGGTCCTCCGGTCGGATGAGCATGTTCTGCGGCTCCATGCCGCTTTGTCCGACGATCCGAATGTAGAACTCCTCGTCGAGGAACTGCTGAATGTTGAGGCTCATCTGTTCCGTTAGGTCCACGACGCCCTGCGCCGAGATGACCTTCGCGTGTGACGCGAGCCGAGAGCCGGCGCTTTCGCCGCTGGTACGAACCTCCGTCGCGGTCTTCCGCCCGCCGCCATCCTGCACGCCCATCACATTCTCAGTCACCGCTGAGAGTATCTGGCCGATCTTGAGGATAACCTGCAAGTCGCCAATGTGCCCTCGTGTCACGTCGCCAACCTGAAGCTGCTGGAGCACCGTCCGAACATCCTGCCCATACGCGGCACGCTTCAAGCGGATGAGCTTGCCGGGATCGGGGTTCTTCAGGTCCTGCATCTCGACCATGCTCGGATCGACCACGAACATATTGTTGAGTGCAGTTCGAATGTTGTAGATATGCGAGTTGATAAGCCACGAGAGAGTGTCCTGGATCGGGCCGAGCATATCGGCCATGCCGATAGCACCGAAGCCGTAGCCGAAGCTGTAAGGCTCCGTGACGACTACCGGGTGCATCCCGTGATCGAGGTCGATCGGCTCCGCACGGACGATCTGGTTCTTGTTGAGGATCGTGAACAGCCAGCTCTCGACGTTCGTGCTGTCGCCGAGTCCCCACTCGCGCGGGATTAGCTTCACGACGCCCTCGTCAGACTGGTACGCACTCGGGATGCTTCGACCAGAGCCGTCCTGCCAGGCCGGGTACGCGCTACCCTCAGCCTTGAGCGTCCGCTCACTCTGGTTGTTGTCGCCTGAGAACTGGTTCGCCGGCAGCTTCGGGGCAGCGCTGTCAACCCACATGAACGGAGAGTCCGGCTGCGCCATGAGTTCCTTGAAGATATGCTTCCCGTCGTAGTTCCGCCAGAACACGAACTCTCCGCGTCGCGCCACGTCCTTCATCGGCACTCGCGGGTCAGGGAAGAACATGAAGGGGTCCTGAGAGTAGACCACGTTGCCGCTGTAGACGAGCATCCGCTCGCGCGTCGTTACGCGCATCCCGCCGAGGGACTGTCCCATGAGGTTGAACTTCGGCTGGACGATACGCTTAGTGCGCTTCGAGTAGTCCTTCTTCCACGCGGTTCGCAGCACTCCGAGCCCGTAAATCTCCATGTCTTGGAACCACTGGAACATCTGCGAGATCAAGCGAGTGTGGTCCGCGTTATACTGGAGCACCAGTTCCATCTTCTGCGCCCGCGACACATCCTCGTTCTTGTACGAGGAAACCTGAAGCATAGGCTTCCGACCGCAGAAGGTATGGAGCATGTAGGTGACGATTGTGTTGATCGTCGCGAACGAGTACGGGACTGTGATGCTGACGACCTGCGGAGGCTTCCCTTCGTCGTTCATGTCCTTGAGTTGCTGCTCGTAGTCGGGCAGCGTAATGTACGCTTGGACTCGCTTCTCGAGTGAGCGCCAACGATTGTAGAACATCGCCATTTTCTGCTCGGAGAGCTGAATACGCTGAAGAAGCTGGTCGAGGACGATCCGGTGCGCCTCGCTACCAGGGGCAAGATGCTGAATGGGGCGAATGCCCTTCTTCGGCGGCGCTGGCCACTCAGAACTCGGCTGGTTCGTTAGGCCGGGGGTCCCTGGGTTCTCCGTTTCCGTGCTCATCTATGGTGCTCCAACAGCGAAGCTAGGTTCATCGTACTCGTCGTCTTCCGGCGTCTTATCCCCGCGCTCAAGCGCAAGCGAGGCATGAGGATCGAGAAGCTCAATCGCTCCGCATACGGCGTCGGGATAGTCGTTGTGGTGCCCCGGAGGGTTCCAGTCCAGAAGCTGTGTCTCGAGCTTTGAGAAGACGCGAACATGCCGGACGTAGCCCGCTGCGTACCGGGGCTGCAAGATAAGCTCGACTCGTTCGTCCGTCGAAGCGCGAGAGCCATGCACGATAGGCTCGATCTCGAAGTATTGCTTCTTGCGGAACATTTCCTCGCGCATGATATGAACGAGAGCTTTCTGGAAAGCGTTCGCTTCGACTCCGCGTCGACGCGGCTCATACACGCGATCGAAGAGGAAGAATTGGTCGATGATCTCGCGAGGCGTAGCGCCCTGCTTGCCCCAAATATCGAGGACGTAGAACTCGCCTCTCTCGCTCATCCCGACGACAGCGATCACGGCATCGTCCGCTTTCTTCTTCTCACTGACCGCCGGATCGCAGTAGATGGCCGTTACGAGCGTCTTGTCCCCTGGGGGCTCGTGACGAATATACTCGGGTCGGAATTTCATACCTTCCGGCACGCGATATTCGTTGTAATACTCCATGTAGAACGTGTGCAGGAGCCCCGCGCGGACGTAGGACGCTTTCTTCTCCGCGAGTTTCTTCTCATCGGCGGCGAGAGGCCAGAGGAGGTCGCCCTGGCGATCATGCGCGCCGAAGCGAACCACGGTAAACTGCGGATCGGCCTCCCAAACCTGCAAGAGGGCCTCTGGATGGAGCAGCGTGCCGATAGCGAACAGCGTCGCCTTGCCGGAGATTTCGTCAATCGCGGGCATTAGCTCGCCGAAAGCCCATTCTCGTGTCTTCGCGCGCTGTTCATCGTTCTTGACGCTCTCGCGGTCCTCGATATCGTCGCAGATTATGCGCAGAGGGCGGTTGCCTTTGTGGTTTAGGCCGCGAATTTGGCCCCCTCGGCCGCGGGCAATCATGCTCATGCCCGTTGTAGTCTCGAAAAAGCCTTCATTCCACTTCAGGCCCGAGGAAAGCGAGGGTTTAAGCTCACCGAAGACGGAGATAATCCGGCGATTTGTCTCGAGTTCGTACTTGATCGTCGTGAGTTGGCGCTCCGCATGGTCCGAGGCTTCAGAAACATAGGCTCCGAAGGGCAAAAGCTGGTAGAGAATGTCTCGGAGCGACGCTGCTGTGCCGACGAGAGTGGTCTTCGAGAAGCCTCGAGGGAGCTTCACGAGCATGAAGCGGGTTGTGCGAACGCAGAGAGTGCCTTTGTCGTCCCAGTAGAACAGCGAGCGCTTCGTTCTGTCCTCGTTCTCGACCGTAAAGTTCGAGATTATCTTGTCGATCTCGCCGTAGCGCTCGAGGAAGTCGGCGCGGCCCGCTAAGAGTGCCCATATTCCGCGATGCACCCAGGGAATGTCATTCGGGAAGAGTCTCGGCAGGAAGATTTTGCAGAAAGCTATCGGGTCGCGATAGCCTTCCGCTGCCAGTTCTGCTCGGTCGTCCTTCAAAGGCTCGATCCTTAGCTGTAGCCGAAGGAGCCGAAGCCTGGGCCGCCAAACGCGCCTCCAAGCCCACCGCTGAAGCCTCCCCCGGTGCCGCCTGAGAATGCGTCGCGGATGGCATCGAAGATGCCGCCTCGTGCCGGCGCTGGCAGCCCCTGGAACCCGGTCATCGGATGGGTGTACTCGTCCGGCAAATTGGAGGGCGCGAACGGTGAAACTCCGCTCCCAAAGGCGTTCCTGCCGATGGATAGCCCCGTCCCGAGAAGGCTAGGGCCGCCGGGGAGCGCTGCTGAGCCGCCGAGCGATAAGCCGTGCCCGAGAGCGCGGGCGAAGTCCCCGATGGTTTTAGCCTCCGGGATTGCCGGATGACTGTCGGTGCCGCGCGTAAAGCCGTCCCCTCGCATATCGACCGCATAGGGACCGGCTCCCAGGCCGAATAGCCCCGGAGAGTAGCCGAAAGCCATATCGTACTGTTTCATCTTAGTGCCCCTTCCAGCAGCCGCGCCGCTCCCCGTGCTCGTTGTGCGCGATGATCTCTGCTTCTGTAGCGGGGCTCTCCCCGCCGCGTAGCAGGATCATGCGCCAGCCCGAGCACGAGTCAGCGACCGGCATTCCACTTCCGACGAAGCCGCAGCCGCTCAGCATCGCTAGCAGCAGCAAGCTGAGCTTCGAGGTTCTTACGTTCACGTTCGACCTCCTTGTCGCGCTCGAGGTCCGCGACACGCTGCTGATCTCGCCCCGCTTGCCGGTCTCGCTCCCGCTGGAACGCCTCGACAAGACGATTGAAGAGTTCCGCTACAGCGGAAGCGAGGCGTGCCCAACTCACTTCCTGGCTTCCGGCAGGAAGACGGCTGCGCCACCAGCGAGTGCCACGGCGATGTTCACGATGGCCGACGTTGCCTCGGGCGAGATTGCAACGCCGAACGCGGCGAGCAACGCTGCGAGTCCGGCATAGGTCGATGGTTCACGAAGACGAGCGATGAGGTAAGACATCAGAGTGCTCCGTTAGAGGCCGGAGTCCGTCCGGCGCGGTACTTGGGGCTCAGATTGACCGCTAGAGCCTCCGCTAATGGCGCTGCCTAGGCCGCTGCCGTAGGAGGGGCTGGTCGGCTGAGAATACATGACTGGTATCTTGAGCGCCAGCAACTCAATCGCTGTTGCGAGCCGATTGATGCCCTGGGCAAGCCTCTCCATATCTGTCATGAGCGTCCTTTCCAGTGGTAGTCTACAACGGTCAGTGGAGCCTCTGCGCGCCGTAGAGCGTCAGCAGGGCTCGACACAAGAGGCCAGTCCTGCGAGCCAGCCCAGAACTTGCTCGCGGCGATGAGGACCCAAGAGGAAATGGCCGGGAAGAGGTGTGCGCAGAGTGGATAGTATAAACGCAGAAGTTGCTCTCTAGCGTCGGCGCAGCGGGTCCGCTTGGCTTCGACGATGAGCCCGATGCCTGCGCTCGTGAGCGCGACGTAATCAGGCTGAGCGAAGCCGTAGCCGCCAGCGTCCCCGTACTCGATCCAAGGGCCAATGAAGTGCGTAGTGCCCTGTGGGAGCGAAGCGACGAAGTGCTTGGCGACCTTGCGCTCATACGCGCGGCCCTCCGCCTTCGTTCCCCTTGTCCGCGAGGCCTTGACCGTTCGCGCCACGATCCGCGCTAACGTCAACGGCGGTTGCACTAAGCGTCTTCCCGGCGTCAGGAGCAAGAGCGTGCTGCTCCCGGATAGAGCGGATTTCATCGGGGCTCAACCCCATGTTCACGTTGAGGTTCTTCTGCACCGGGCTAAAGCCGGCCCGGTCGAGCATGTCCGTGCCGAGCTTCCGCAGGGTGTCAATCGGGAGCACTTCACCTTCCGCTGCGAGCCGATTTCCGATGATGAGCAGCACGTCGAGGGCCGTTTCCTTCAGCTTCGCGCTGATCCCGAGGGCTTGATCGTCCCGCACGCGCATATAGTGCATGAGGAGCTGCTGGAACGCGGGCGAGCGCTGAAGGAGACCAATAGTGGCCTCGCTCATCCGCATAACCTGCGCGACCTCGCTGCGCTTCGCGCCAGCGGCAAGAAGCCGAGCAACTTCGTGATGCCGAGCGCGGATAACGCCAAGCTCCGCGATGGGCGCCTGCGCGTAGGACTTCGGCCTTACCGCTGCCGCTTCGACCTCCGTCAGCTCCCGTACTTCGAGTATGCTCGGCTCCGCGCTAAGCGGACGCGGCGAGTTCCACGCCTCCGGCCCCTTGAGCGGGAGGTCCTTCACCGTGATAACGGGCCGGTCGAGGATCTTCCCGATCGAGGTCGTGCGACCGCCGGGGGAGAGTTGAGCAGAGGACATGATGGAAGGATGAAGGATGCGAATGGGATTGTCAAGGGTGCCATACGTTGGATGGTACGAGGTATGGCGAGATTTGTATGGCAGTAAAAACTCGTGCGCAAATTATGTTGTGGGACCCCCGGCGGCGGCAGGGCGGGGGCCGAGTCGTAGGGGGGGGGCGTGGGTTCCAGATCAGGGGGCCAGCGTAACAGCCAGGGCCGGCCCCGAGTCACAGTGCGACTGCTAGTCAATTGCAATGCACCATTAACTCATTGAGATCATTGAGTCTTTCCGGGGTCAATACATTTTCTACATAGAAAATGTATGGAAAGCGAAAAGACTCAATGATCTCAATGAGTTAGTTGCGTGTTGCAATTGACTAGCAAATGCAGGCTTGCTTCAAAACTCAACGATTTCAATGAGTTAGACGATTTTACCACATTTATTCCAGAATAAATGTGATACCACCTCTAGTTCGCCAGCAACTAGAGCCTGTATCACGAAACTGTGATAGCGCTCGCCCACATAGGGCTATCAGGATAAGGCCGAGTCCTGTATGATATTCATGCTGTTTCTCATTGTGGATAACCCGCGGGCACGCGCAGCGCGTGGCGTGCCATAGCGCGCGGGTTCTATTCACGCGCACAACCTAGGAGTCCGTTATGTTCAATATGACCGCAATCGAACTAACCCTAAACGATCAGGTCTACACGGTTCCAGCCACGGAACTTAGGCCGGAACAGGTCGAACACATGATCCGCTATGCGGTGCGCGTGCGACTCGATCGGGCAGCTGCCGGGCTGGCCGATGATCCGGCCAAGGCGCGGGAAAAGCGCCTTGCCAGGATCAAGACGGTCTACGAAATCGAGGCTGTTCAGGAACGCGCCGCTAAGCGTGATCCGCTGGAAGTCGAGATTGTCAACATGATGCACAAGTGGCTGCGCGACAACCACAACGAAAAGTCCGCCGTGTTGCGCGACTCGACAACCATCAATGCGTGCGCGGCTCTTGCCGCAAAGTACCTGAAGGATGATCCGACCCTTGGCACTTCTGAGCAGCGAGTCGCGGGATGGATCAAGCACTTCAGCGAACAGGCTGCGACCGTGGTTGCTGCCGCTGCGGCAGCTCTTGCCGCTTCGAAGAACGTCAAATTCTAACCGCGCAAGGGCCAGCTAGAAAGGCTGGCCCTTCAGCTCTACACGGAGTCCTATCCATGGAACCCACACTTGCCGAAATCTATGGACTGCGCGACGAGTCGCAGTCCTATCCGCCGACCGTGACGGAAATCAAAGAGTTGATTGTCCGCATGGCTGTCGCCCAGGACCCGCGAACCTTCGAGGTCGCGCGGACCTACGGTAAACATCAGGAAGCGCTTATGGCCCTGCAACGGGCTAAGGCTGATCTTCGCTACTGGTTCGTTCCCCGCGACTAACCCTTAGGAAAGGGCCGACCTGCAAGGGCCGGCCCTTTCTCTCTAACTGGAGTCCTATCCATGTCTGACCTGTCGCGCTACACGCTAGCAGTCCGCTACCGGGACGAAAAAGCCTTCACAGAGCACGATTTGGGAACCGACGAATCCGCCGCTATCCTGGCCGCTTACAAATTCGACTATGAATCGCGCCCGTTCGCTGATCTGCTGTATCATCAATTCTTCCTACTGCGCGGTGACTCCATCGTGTACGGAGTCAACGCGGACTACAACGTTTCCGTTGTTTTCGCGTAGTAGTTCGCCAGCACTCAACCGGCCCCCCTATCGGGGGCCGGCTTTGCTTTGGGGCGAGTCGCGGGGCTGGCGGGGACCTGGGTCCTATCCAGATACGCCCAGGAAGCGCCCAGATACGCTTAGGGGCCAGGCCAGGGCAGGGACAGCCAAGACACGCCCAAGGCACGCCAGCGACCGCCCCACGGGCAGCTAGCCTCGGGACCTCTATTTTCGCTAACGCCTATTTCCTTACCCCCATGCCCTGGCTGAAAAAATAGACCGCATTTGAAAAAAAAAAAATTAAAACCCAACAAACCATACGAGGAGGACGGGGTGTCAAAAAATAGGAAACCAGCAAAAATAGCGTTCTTACACCAAACCGCCACACTTTCCTCTTGGCACCCCCACCGAAGCCCTTTAGAATAAAAGGCACAACAAGGGGAGTCCTCCGCGCATGATCGACACACCTCAACAGCGAGCCTTCAAAGAAGCGCTCCGCAGCTCAGCCTCGTCCATCGCGCTTATCGCCAGGGCGGGTTCCGGTAAGACGACCACCATGGTCTCCGGCGCTAAGGAAGCGGACCTGACCGGGCTCGCCGTCGCCTTCAACAAGAGCATCGCGGTCACGCTGGAAAAGCGTATGCCTTCCACCGTGGTCTGCAAGACGCTGAACGGTCTCGGTCACACGACCTGGGGCCGGCACCTGTCCAAGCGCCTGATCCTCAACAACGAGAAAATCTTCCAGCTTGCCGGCAAGCACGTTCCCGGCGACCTGAAGCGGGCCTACCAGGCCGAATGGATGCGCCTCGCGAACATGTTCCGCACGCTTCCGATCCTCCCCATCGGCGCACCTGGCGTCCGTGGTGAAGACTCCGAGGAAGTCTGGCGCGACCTAATCGACGAGTTCGACTGCGACTTCGGCGACCTGCGCCTGAGCCTAGTCATCGACGTGGCGCGAAAGATCATTCTGGACTCGATCAAGCTTGCGTGGCAGGGCGAGGTCGACTTCACCGATCAAATCTACATGCCCGTGGTCTATCGCTCCGCGTTCGAGCGCTTCCCGGTCGTCCTGGGCGACGAGGCTCAGGACTGGTCCCTGCTTCAGCACGAGATGATCGCCCGTAGCACTGGCGAACGCCTGCTCATGGTCGGCGACCCCCGGCAGGCAATTTACGCTTGGCGTGGCGCGTCCAGCGAGAGCATGGCCATTATGGGCACGCGCATGAAGTGCGTCGAGATGCCCCTCACGGTATCCTTCCGCTGCGCGAAGGCTGTCATTCGCGCAGCGCAGCGCTACGTTCCAGACATCGAGCACACCGACAACGCCCCCGAAGGTTCCGTCCTCGGCGTGGCCCCCTGGTCCAAGCGCGTGCCTCAGTCCGGTGACTGGGTTGTCTGCCGCAACAATCGCCCGCTAGTCTGGGCGTTCTTCCAGCTTGCCAAACAGGGCATCCCGGCCCTAATCCGGGGCCGTTCCATCGGCATCAGCCTCGCCAAGCTTGTCGATAAGATCAAGGCGTGCGACAGCGAGCTTCCGCTGAACGAGTTCAGCGCCAAGCTTTCCGAGTGGCGCCAGCGCTGGACGAGCCACTATGCCGCCCAGGGCAAAGACGCCAAAGCTGCCGACTGCAACGACCGCGCGGAAGTCCTCGAGTGCCTTATCGAAAACGCGACCGGGACGGGCTACACGACTCAGGACCTGAAAAACCGTATCCTGCGCTTGTTCAGCGACGAGAACGGCGCACCCGTCACCCTGTCCACCATCCACAAGGCTAAGGGACTCGAAGCGAAGCGCGTCCACTTCCTGGACTCGCACCTTCTCCCCTCGAAGTGGGCCAAGGGCGACGCCCTGAAGCAGGAAGACAACCTCGCCTACGTCGCCATCACCCGCGCCCAGGAAGAACTCTCGTACCTGGACACCGAGGACGATAGGAGCTAACGATGCCACGCCGCCGCCTTCCACGAGACTTCGGGACGCGCCTTGCGCCCGAGTCCGCTTGCGACCCCAAGGGCATCTGGCACCCTGGGCTCAAAGCCTACTTATCAGTCTCCGAAGTCAAACGCGGCGCAGAGACTCGAATGAACGCTCTTGACTCGCTCTCTCCCACGGAGCGGCAGCTTGTCAAAGCTTACTGCGATACGATAGACAAGATCGACACGCTCCTATGGAACTATGGTCGATCCGGCAAGCCCAAAGATCGCAAGGACTTGCTGACGGCCATCTACCGCGCAACCTACAAAGGCGTCAAATTCTAAGAGGAGACAAAACCATGCCAAAGCCTAACAAAATCACGTTCCGAGTCGTTGGGGCTCGTCCCTTCCCGATGGATATGCTCCGTTACGATGCCTGTTATCCCGCTACGTCCGACGACGCCGCCGAGATAGCAACCAGCCTCGACCGCTATGACGAGCGCTTCGAGATCAAGCTCGTTAGCTGGCACCCGATGGTTGTCGAGCGTGGCCCGACCTGTGGCCGCTGGTCCTCGTTCCTGTGGTCCGTTGACCCCGACTCCATCATCAAGGAAAGGAGCTAATCATGCCGTACCATCACTTCAACCCCGAGCGCGTGTACGATCCGCTCGCGATCCCCAACCTCGAGGTCTTCTTCGCTCAGGAAGGCGAACTCTACGGCGACGACGACGGGCCGCTCCCTCGAGGCTGGTATTGGTGGGCCTGCTTCCCCAACTGCCTGCCCGACAGCGACCCTCATGGCCCGTTCGCCTCCGAACAGGCCGCCCTCGAAGACGCCCGCGAATACTAGGAGTACCAACCCATGAAGCTCGACGAATACATCAACATGCTCGCGAGAGCCCCGTCCCTGCGCGACCTGATCGACGCTTGCACCGAGCATCGCATCCCCGACTGCATCGCGAAAACGGCCATCAAACGCCACGTCGCCAAGGCCGTCCTCATCGCCTACATCGACCAGATTACCAAGGGCACCAAGTCCTTCGAGGACTGCTGCCTCGAACTCGCACCCATCGTCAAGGCCGAGTACGAACGCGGCCTTCAGGACGAGGACACCAAGGCGGTCTTCGAGCAGATGGGCGGCGAGCGCTAAGCCATACATCGGACAATGCAACGTATGGCAACCGCCTAACCGCAACCGGAAGAGCAGGCGAGCGCCTGCTCTTCTAGATGCGTAGGCAATCCCGCCAGCATCAAGCAGGAGCTAAAAGCCCATGCTCATCATCAAGGAATGCCCGCAGGGCACCCTCATCGTCGCCGGCAACAAGCAGTTCCTCGTTCAGGAACTCGTCTCCAGCGTCGCCTCCAACCCCGGCGCCCTCACGACCCACGTCACCGAGACGCTGATCCTCGGCGGCGCGTCAGTCGCGGTGGAGTACGCCTCCACCACGTCGCCTCGCCGCAGGGTGGCCTAGATGCCAAGCAAAACCACCTGGGCCACCGTGCAGGGCCACATCTCGACTGCACGTTCCGATCTCGAGACCGTCCGGGACGACCTCCAGGACGAGTACGACGAGAAGTCAGACAAATGGCGGGAAGGCGAGGCCGGCGAAGCCATGGCCGACCTGCTGTCCGAACTCGAAGACTCGATCATCGAACTCGAAAAGATCGAGGCGCTGATCGAAGAACAACTTAACTAGGAGCCCATCATGCAGAACAATCCCGACCTGAACCTCCTCCGGCAGCGCTTCGAGTCCGCGAAGCGCGTCAAGCGTGGGACCGAGACCAAGCTCTCCCATGCTCAGTCCGCCGACAACAACGCTGCCCGCGAACTGGCCGAGGCTCGCAAGGTCTACGAGCAGGCACTCGGCGCGCAGATCGCGGAAGCCAGCCGAGTCTGAACGAAACCGGGCTAGGGGCCAGCATTGGCCCCCTAGCCGCTCACTCAGGAGTCCCACATGAAAAAGATCGCCGTCGTTGTCACAACGCTGCACCGGGGCGTGTTCTTCGGATACGCCTCAAAGACCAGCAGCAAGACCATCAACCTGACCAAGGCTCGCAACTGCCTCTATTGGCCGAACGAGAACCAGGGCTTCCTCGGCCTCGCAGCCACGGGGCCAGTGCAAGGCGCTCGAGTCGGCCCGGCTGCCGACATCACGCTGCACGACGTAACGTGCGTCGCTCGCTGCACCCCCGAGGCCGAGGCAGCTTGGGGAGCCGCGAAATGGAAGGGCTAACCGACCTCATCCTCTGGGGCGAGCCTATCCCGGAGCCTTTCTGCTCGGGAGTCGGCGACCAGACTTACGGCTCCACCTCCAGATACGGCTCCGGCGAAGGCTTCGGCCGCTACGGAGACACGACTCTATGTGGCGATGGCATGAGCAGCGACGAGTCGCCTGAGTTCGAGGCATACTGGCAAGCGGGCATCGACACCTTCGCCAAGAACTGGCCCGAGTATCAGCGCCAGCGCCTCGCGGCAGTCCGTCAGGAAGGCGCAGTCCTCGCATTCTGGTGGTCCGACTCTAAAGGCCATCCCTGCAACGGAGGCTTCTACGACGCGCCAGCCTATCCGGGAATGTTCCAGGTGGTCGAGGGACCACTTCGGCTCTGCTCAGAACGCGCCTTGCACGCCACGATGGCTCCGCCAGGGCGCTACAACGGCACTCGCTTATGGGTCGTCGCCCTCCACGGCGAGACTCGGCGCGTCCACGACGGCAAGATCGGCGCCCTCCAGCGTGAGATCCTCGGGGAATGCGTCGAGTAATCACCATCACGTCAATCTCGCTCCACCCGGAGGGGGTACACCTTACGTTCAGTACCCCCTCCGGGTATCGAAGCAACGCGATTATTCGTCCCGACATGCCTCTCGTAGGCGTCCTCGCTCGTTGGGCGAAGCATTTGGGCCTTGCCTCAGATGCTTCGCTTAGCGACGTGATCTTATCTCTCCACCCTAACATGGAGCTTCCAACATGATCAAAGAAACGCTCGAGGTTGACCTCAACGAGTTCTTCGCCAAGGTCAACTACCAGCACAACGCCATCATTGGCGAACTCGTCATTGCGCTCGTCTCTATGCGCAATATCATCTATCTCACCGGCGAACCCCTCGCCGCAGAGAAGGCTCGCTTCGACGAGGCTCTCTGCAAAATCCCCGGCGTATGGAAGAAGTAGGAGGCCGACATCATGCCAGGCTTGACCGTCGAGACCATTCGGCGCAAGGTCGCCGACATCGAGGCCAACAAGCACGACGACGAGTACGCCCATGGCCTCGAAGACGAGCTTTGGGAGCTGGTCCTCTCCGTCATCGCCACCGGCGACTGTGACTCGCCTACCGACCTGGCCCGCGAGGCTCTCAAAACGCGCGACATCAAGTTCTCTCGGTGGCGCGCATGAGACAAGAAACCTTCGTCTACATCGGCTTCGTCCTCATCTTCATGCTGCTTCAAGCAGCCTTCGGCGACTGAAAGGAGCCCTCGTCATGTTTGAAGAACGCCTGATAGCTATCTCCCTGGCGCTAGTCCTCGGGAGCATCTCAACGCTGATCCTCATCGTGGCCTACAGGGTCCTGATGAGTGCCAAGTTCCTCACATAAAGGAGCCCCCTACCATGTATAAGATCGAGAAGAACGTCCCCATTCCTCCGAAAGCGGATTGCCCGTTCTCGAGGAACAGGCCCCGATACGGCTTCAAGTATATGCGAGAGGTCGGCGACAGCATCTTCGTCCCGGTAGAGGGAGAGAAGACCGTCGCTGAACTACAGCGGAGCCTCAGCGCCATGGTCGCCGGTGCCAAGCGACGCCTCGGCTACGAGTTCACGACACGCCAAACGCTCGAGAAAGGCATCGCTGGCGTTCGCATCTGGAGGACAAAATGAAAGCCGTACCCGAGCAGCACCGCAAGCTATGGGAGTCCGCCGCTACAAGCGAGCGCGGAGTCGAGATCGACGTCTCATCCTACAGCGCGGCCCAGGCGTTACGACACGCCCTCTACCGCGCCCGAAACAACGAGCGCAAGAACGCGGCCACCGCCATGGGAGGCGATATCTCAATCGACTGGGACAACTACCTCATCCAGATCGAACGCCTCCCAAGCGGAGCCGCCAAGCTACGCATAACGAAAGAGGACCGTAAAATCGTGGCCGTGAGGCCAATACCATAAGGAGTCGTACCATGGAAAGACGGATAGAGATCCTCGGGGGCTATGACCTGACACGTCCCGAGCCGCAGCGAAACTACGGCGTTTGCGCCTGTAAAATTTTCTTCTACGTCATAGGCCCCGAAGGAGCCGTGCAATTCCTCCTCTACACGGACTGGTATCCCGAGGCCTCGCAGCACCG